CGGCGAAATGCCCATCAGGACAGCAGTGCCGAGGACGGGACCGAATCGGATTTTGCCGTTGGGGAGATCGTCGACTCGCTCCGATCCGGCTTTGATTTTCCCAACGGTTCATCCTCGACGCCGTGCGTCGCCGCCGCCAGTATCTTGACCGCCAGGACGACGGTGCCGTTTTCGCCGCCAAGGTCGAACGTCTTCTGTTCGACATGCTGGCGCACCAGGCGCGCCGCCTGCGCGGCATCGAGGCCGCCGCCGATCAGGCCCAGCCTGATCGTCTCGGTGACGTCCTGCAGGTGCCACTGGCCGAGCGATAGCCTGGCCAGTATGACCGCCGGCCCGGCGTCGCGCTTTTCCTGCAGTTCGATCAGTTCGCCCCAGGCGAGCCGGAACAGCCGTTCCCCGCCGCCGAATTCGGCGGTGATCTGTGCCGATCGGCTCATGGCGTCGCCGGCGTCCAGGCCGAGGTGATGGCGCCGTCCGATGTGGCGTTGATCGCCAAGCTGACGCGGCCGCCTGCCTCGACGGTGATCGCCTCGCTGTCGACGTGGAACTTGCCCTCGTAGACCTTGCTGCCGACGCCCTCATATTCGACGGTGACGCGCATCGGCACCGGATCTGTTGACATGAATGCGTCATTCCAGTCGGGCAGGCTTTCGCCGGCTGCCACGCCCTCGCCGGTGATCGTCGCCGACTGGCTGGTGACATCGCGGCCGACCCAAATCGGGTCATCTGGGTTGTCGCAATCGGGGATGTTAACCTCGCTGAGGTTCTTGGAAAGCGTGATGCCTTTGCTGGTGAAGCCGCACGGCGCGGCATAAACCGGCGGCGTTGCGTCGTCGCCGATCTCGATCAGCATGTTGCCAAACTTGGCTGTTGAAGGTTGTGCCATCGCTATCTCCTTTCAATGGCGGCCTCGAAAGCGAGAATGCCGTGACTTGTGAGGCCGTCAGGGTCACGGACAATGCGGGAATTGCGGTGCTGGAAATAGGCCATGCCGTTGGTCGACAGCGGCATGTCGCCCTCGCGGTTGTGCAGCGCTGCGCGCACCGCGTCGGCCATCTTCTTGACCTCGACCGTGCCGCCGCCTGCATAGCGCGACCAGCAGTCGATCTGCTGCGCCACGATCAGCCCGGTGATGCAGTCGGCATCATCGTCGACGCTGTCGACCGGGCCGATCGAGACATAGGGGAACGTCGCGTTGGCTGCCGGCGCATCGTAGATGCGGCCATTGACCAGCGCGGTCACGGCCGGGTCGGCTTTCAGCCTGGCCACGATGGCGCCCTGGATCTCGAGCTCGCTGTTAGCCATCTTCAGCCGCCTCCGCCCTGCGCTCGCGCCGCCACTGACGAGCCAGCGGCTCCAGCTTCAGCGTCGGCTTTGCCGACGGCGACGGTTCCGACACCGGCGGCAGCCGACGCGGCAGCCAGCCCAGCCTGATTGCCTTCCTCACCACGATCTTCGGAAAATCTGGCAAGCTTCCGTCTCCTTCCGCCAAACACCACCGTGCCAACCTTCTCGGCCATCCGCCTGATGGCTTCACGCCGTTCCTGGCAGCCCACGCACGCCATCAGCCTGTCGCCACGCCGCCCTCGACCAGCAGCGTCATCGTCGCTCGGCTGGTCGTGTCCTTGCGAATGTCGCGGATGTTGTAGGCAAGCCCGTTCCTGACATCGCGCATCTGCCAGTCATTGCCGATCAGCGCCGTTTCGCTGTCGATCCTGATATTGATCTGCATCGGCTGCCGGCCGGCGAGACGCGACTGCATCACCGCTTCGGATCCCGGCAAGGTGCGGAACTCGGCGCGCCGCTGGAACTGCTCGGCCCAGGGACCGGCCACTTCGTTGCCATAGCCGTCGTCGATCACCTCGCGCCTGTCGAAGGCTACATGCCAGTAGAGGCGGCCGGCGCCGGTCTGGTTGATCCTCTCCATCACGCCACCGCCGGGTGTCTGAGCCGATGCAGGATCGCCGTCACCTGCGGCGTCAAATAGCCGAGCGCGACGTTTGTATTGTCTTCCTCGCCGATGTTGCGGTCGTCATAGAGCTGCGACAGCACCATCAGCGTGGCGATTTCCACGATGCCCAGCTGGCCCGATGTCGGCGCCCAGCCGTCGCTGCCATCCGGCGTCTTCTTGATGTAGTCCCAGACGATCGCATTCGCCTGGTCGAGCTTGCGGCCGATGTCGGCATCATCGTCGGTATGGTCGACGCGCAGATGCTCTTTGGCGACCTCGAGCGTGATGTCTGGCACCGTCATTTCACGGCCTCCATCATCAGGTCGCGGCCGTTGCGGCCAGGTTCGCCGCGCTCTCCCTTCTCGCCGTCCTTGCCGTTCTTGCCGTCGCGGCCGCGCCGCACCGACCGGGTCCAGCCCTCGACGCCTTCGTCGGGCCGCGCAACCGTCGCGGCATTGCAGAACCACAGCGATCCGCCGGAAGTCACCGTGTCGCCGTGGCCGTAACATTCATCGCCCGACCAGGCGCCGCGGTAGATCATCGCCGGGATGGCGAACGGGAACTCCTTCACCCGCTCGCCCTGGACAAAGCGCATGGCGAAGGAACGCATGCCGTCATACTCGACGGACAGGTCGTCGAAGCCGAAACCATCGGCGCCATCCTTGCCATCGGCGCCATCCTTGCCGTTGATGCCATCGTCGCCGCGGAATCCGCGTGGTCCCGGCTCGCCCGGTTCGCCTTTCTCGCCTCTTTCGCCCTTTTCCGGCGGCGGCAGCTGATCGATCCTCTTGTGCAGGGCATCAAGCGCCGGGTTGACGTAGGCCATGATGGCGTCAACCAACACGTCGACATCGTCATCGGCGGACATATTTCATCCTCCAGATCTTCCTCGCTGCGCGCGCAACAGCATTGTCGTTGGCAGGTGCGGCCGCCGGCGCCGGTTCCGGCTTGGCGAACGGATCGTCCTTGTCCCGCTTGTCGAGCGCGGCGAGGCTGAAATTCTGCTGCTGCAGGTAAGGTGATGCGCCGCCCTTGACCGGCGAAAGGTTGAGCCGCCGCCTGGCTTCGTTGGGCGCCATGATGCCGGCGCCGACCGCGTCGGACAGCGCCTTTACCTGGGTCGCGGTATCCATGCGTAGCAGATCGTCGAGTTCGAACTCGGTGCCGTAAGGAACCGGCAGCTCCAGCCCTTCGTCGAGGCACAGCTCGATCGACTCGATGAAGATCTGCAGGCACTGCGAATAGTACTGCTGGTCCAGCGCCTCGACGTTGTTGGCGGTCGGCATCGGCCCCAGGCCGAGCTTGTAGGGCGGCACGCCGAACACCGCGCAGATCGCTTCGGCAGCCGCCTTCTGCTGCTCGACCACTTGCGCGTCGACCGCCTTGAAGGCCAGCGGCTCGTATTTCAGCCCGTCGCCGAGCACCGCCGTCTTGCCGGCGTTGGTGCCGGTATAGTTCTCGTCGAAATAGGCTTTCAGCCGCTTCGCCGCCTCATCCGAGATAGCGCCCGGTGCGGTCAGCACGCCGCCTGGCCGGCTGCCGTTGGAAAACAGATTGATGCCGTTGCTCTGCAGCGACATGCCGAGCTGCGCCAGCCCGCCGGCGGCATACATCTTCGATAGCCCGATCAGCGGATGGTAGAACGTGTCCTGGCGGTCGTGGATGATCTCGCGCGCCGGCACCGTCACGATCTCGTTGTCGACTCCGTCGAAGCGATCGCCGGCCAGGCCATAAAGATCCCAATTGCCGCGCAGCTCGTAGAAGGCCGTGCCGTCCGGCGCCACCAGCACGGTGATGCGGCTGGGATCGAGCACATGCAGCCTGGTGACGACGCCGCGCTGGTCGCGCTGCTTCAGCACATAGGCATTGCCGTGGATCAGCTTCGACTGCACCCAGGACGTGAAGAACTGGATGCGGTTCTGATAGCCGTTCGGCTTGCGGATGACCGGTGAGAAGGCCGGGCTTTCGGTTTCGGTCCAGATGCCGTTGCCGTCCTGCGCGACCAGCTTCAGCCGCATCTTGGCGACATCGGATGAAATCACCTCGATGCAGCGGAAAACCGGCCAGTACGACAGCCAGTCCTCAATGCGGATCTCGTCATTGCGCTGCCAGGCGCCGGTGTAGGGTTCGCGGATGATCGGCCACCAGCCACCACTGCCCCAGCCGTGGACCGGCAGTGCGGCCGCCTTGGTGCGGGTGATGTCAAAGCCCAGGATCCGCATCAGTCCTCTGCCTTCACCTGGCGGGTCTTGTAGGTCTTCTTGTCCTTGGCTTCCGGTTCCGGTTCAGCCTTCTTCTTCGCTGGTTTCTTGCCTGTCGCCTCGACGGCCTGGCCGGCCCGGATGAAGCTTGCGGCATACCTGTCCGGCCACTCGAATTCATCGCCCTCGGCATAGCGGCGATTGCCGAGCCGGATTGCCTTTAGTGCGACCAGTTTCATCGCTTCCATCCTTTCCCAAAGGGACCGGCCGCCATTCGCGGCGGCCGGCCAGGTCAGCGGGTCATGCCGCGTATGCTGCGTTGTCAATCCACGCCACCACCGGCAGCCGGCGCGGCAGCCAGGTGACGAACCGCTCGGCACGGATGCCGACCAGGTTGTTCTGCCACAGCGAGACAAGCACTGAGGTCGCCGTGGTCGGATTGTCCGGCGCGTCGTTCATCTGCAGCGATGCCTCTCTGCTGATGTCGAGCGTGATGCCGTCATCGGCGAACAGGATCTCACTGGTCTCGATGAGGAAGATCCGCTGCCCGGTAGCGCCGGCCGTGATGTTGGTCGATGCGATCACCGGGAAGCCGAGCAGCGTGCCGCCATCGGCCGACAGGCCAGGGAAGGTCGGCACGCCCATCACGTTGCGGGCGCCGCCAAGCGTTGCCGCCATCGACGGCGACATCACCCAGGCCATCGACGTCATGGCGCGGTTGGCCGTGGCGAAGCTGTTCACCAGGCCGAGCAGATCATTGTAGGCGTCGTCCAGCGTCGTGCCGGACGGCGTCTGCGCCGGGATGCCGTTGGTGATCGAGGCCGGCGAGGTGCCGGCCACGGCCGCCTTGGCCGGATCCAGGAACTGCTGGTCGATGAACTGTGCGATCGCATTGATGAGATCGGCGCGGATCAGCGCTTCAGCCGATGGGTTGGAGAAGCGCGCCAGCTCTTCGGTGATCACCACGATCACCGCCACCTTGTGCGCGCCCATCGAGATCGACGTGAAGGCCAGTTTGCTGAGTGGCTTCGGTGCGCCTTCGCCGACCCAGCCTGCCGATGCGCCGGCTGTCTGGCTGGGTATCTTGATGTTGAACGGCACGCGGTGCAGTCCCGGCATGCGCCCGACGATGGTCGCCGGCCGCAGCAGCTCGATGAATTCCGATGCCATGTTCTGGTATTCGACCAGCGGTTTTGCCCAGGTCGCATCGATCGTGGTGCCGGCCGCGACGGCCGCCTTCAGCACCGTCTCGACTTCCGGCGTGTCGTGCCAGGCCTTGGCCTGCGCCACGGCCGAATCGAGGTTACCCTTGCACCGCGCCAGCGCCATCGCATAGCGGGTGAAGGCCGTCCCCTTCGGCAGATTGCTGCCCTTGACCTGGATCAGCGGCGTCAGCTTCTGCCTGACGGGTTCCGGCAGCTTTTCGCCGACCGGCTTGGCTTCCGCCTTGTTCAGCCGCTCGACTTCGTGCAGCCGCACCAGGTGGTCGTCGATCTCGCCCAGCTCGGCGGCCAGCGTGTCGTATTCCTCCTTCTGCTTTTCATCCAGCGTGGCGCCATCGGCTTCCTGCATGATCGCCATGATCCTGGCGGTCTTGGCCTGGCGCGACGCCTCGAATGCCGAGATCTGCTCGGCGATCGGCGTCTTCGCGTCCATCTTCTTGATCCTTTCGGGTTTCACAGGTTGTGACTTGCCCGAGAGGCCGGGCGGGTCGCCGCCAGCGAAGGCGTCGAATTGCTTGATGGTGTGGATGTTGGCTTCTGCGTTGGCGGGAATCGTCACCGCCGACAGCTCGATCCATTCCCATGACTTGTGGCGGGTAGCGCCCCACGGATCCTTGGCATTGAGCGGTTCCGATTCGAGCGCCCGAAAGCCGATCGACAGGCCGCGCACCAGCTTGGCCTTTATCAGCTTCCATGCCTTGTCGATGTCATCGGTGATGCCCTTGGCCACCTGGCCGACGATCTCGATGCCGTCCTTCGACACCGTGGCCTCGGTGACGTGGCCGATCGGCAGCGATGACTGGTGCTGCCACAGGAGCGGGATCGGCAGCGCGAACTTCACGCCTTCCGGCTCGACGATGTCGCCCAGCCGATCCGGTGTCGGCGTCGAGGCGATGCCGCGGATCTCGCGCTTTTCCTCGTCGATCGATTTCAGCTCCAGGACGGAATAAGCGCGGTTCATCGCACCCTCCTAAAACACCATCATCTGGTAAGCCGGCTGGCGCACCGGCTCGGGATTGCGGCCCATCAGCATGGCCGCGTCGAAGGCCGCCACCAGCGGGTCGATCTTGGCCTTGCCGGCCGTCTGCTTGGTGATCAGCACGGCATCGCCGCGCTGCTCGACCTTGGCATTACCGACGCACCAGGCCATCATGCGGGATCCGGCATGCCACAGCGTGCCGTCCTTCAGCTTGCGCTCCATGCCCCAGATCGCGCCGGACAGCCGGTAGCCTTGCGGCACCGCCACCACCATGCTGCCGTCGATGCCGTTGAGCGCCAGCTCGTCGACCAACGCTGCCACACCGACCGGGTCGATGCCGACCGCCGCCTTTTCCGGCAGCAGCCCGGCGTCCTTCAGCTGCGCCACGATTGCCGCCGCTTCCTCGTAGTCCTGGGTCGGCCGCTCGCAGATCACCAGGTCGCCCTCGGCGGCAAAGTCCTCCAGCCGCTGCGCGGTGTCGCGGCGCCGCTCGAGCACTTCCGAATGCGCCCAGGCGCGCGTCCACAGCAGCCAGTCGCGGGTCGTCCTGTCGCGGCCGATCACCGCCAGCCCGAACAGGTCGTCGAGGCCGCCGCCGTCGATGCCGACCACCGCCACGTCGCAGCGCTCGACCAGGCCATCGAGCGTGATCGACTCGTCGCCTGCGTCTTCCCAATAGTCGGCGCCAGCCCAGCGGTCGTCGTGCAGTGCCAGGCCGATCTCGACGTTCAGGTGCTGCGACGCCCAGCGCCGCACCTCTTCCTCGCCCTTTTCCTGCGCGGTGTTCCAGTCGGCGACCAGCCGGTCGATCGCGATCGACTTGCCGAGATTAGGCAGCACCATCGGCCAGTTCCTGGGATCCTGCCATTCGGGCGACCGCTGCATGGCTTCCGGGAACTCGTAGATCACCGGCAGCATGCGGCCGTCCTTGATGCGGCCATCGCGCACGCCGCGCGCGTATTGCAGCTCGGCCCGGAACACGCCCGCCGGCGGCGCATCCGACTGGGTCGAGATGAAGATCAGGAAGGCTTCAGGATTGGCGATCACGCCGCCGCGGATCTGGCCGATGACGCGGCCGGCAAATGACATCGTCGACATCAGGTGCAGCTCGTCGACCAGCACGCCAGCCGGCTTGGCGCCGGTCATCACCTTAAGGTCGAACGTCTTCACCTTCAGCCTGGCCTTGGTGCGGCGGTCGAATATGGTCTTGATGTGCTCCTGCACCAGGAAACGCTTCGGCAGATAGCCTTCCGGATCCGCGTCGATCATGCCGGCGGCCTGCTGGAAGGCGAGGTCGGCGACTTCCTGCGTCGGCCCGACCAGGATGAATTCCGCGCGAGGCCGGCGGTTCATCAGAAGCGCCGTCACCATGATCGCGGCGCCGCCGGTCGTCTTCGAGTTCTTCTTCGGCACCAGCGCGAACACTTCCGGCACCTGGCGGCTGCCGTCCTGGTCGAGCGACCCGAACACCGCGCGCACGATGTCGCGCTGCCATTGCCCGGCTGCATCGGCGAGCGCCGGCCGGCCCGGTACATCGGGCAATCTCAGTTTGCCGAATATGCCGAGCGCCCTTCCTGCCTCGACCTCGTCGAGCGGCAGATCCGGCAGCAGCGTATCGCTGCGCCGCAGCCGATCTTCCCAGTCCTGGCAAGAGAAGTCCCAGCCGCTCATTGCACCAGGCCTCGCCATTCGGTTTCTTCATGCGCTGTTTGCGCCTCAATGGTGGCTGCCGCTTTCTTGCCGAGTGGCTCGGCGGTCGATGCCTGGTGCGTGCTGCGAAGCACCGCTTTCGCCATGTCGTCGCGGCGGTATGCGGTAACCTTTGGATCGTTGATCACCGCCATTGCGTACTCGAGCGCCGTCGCGAAATGCGGCCTTTGCTCCAAAGTGGCCGGCCGCCCGCCCAAGTTCCGGGATTTGCGTTTAGGCTTATTCATGGCAGGAAAAATTCTGCGCGTGGGCCTCAGGCGGGTTGGCGGACAGCGGCCGGTTGGACCGATTGACCCACCCCCCGGTCCCCCGGATGCGGTCTTCACGCTGCTTGACGCTGTCGTGGCAGGGTTTGCAAAGGCATTGGAGGTTGAAGCGATCCCAAAACAGTCGGGCATCGCCTCGATGCGGCACCTTGTGGTCGCACACCGCCTGGCTCGACGGCACCACCACACGCTGGCAGCTGTTGCACGTGAAACAGGCGTCGACCAGCACCGACCAGCGCAGCGATCGCCAGCGCCTCGACGTGTACCAGGCACGCCACGGCTCGGTGGTGGAGCGGTAGCGGTCACGGCCAGCGACATCGCCCTGGCCATAGCCGATGCGTGGTGGAAGCTGTGGAATGGCTGGAGCTAGCGACCGCATTAGCAAAAGCCCGGTTCGAAACCGGGTTCCTGATTGCTCATGCTAGCTAGCGTTCGCTGAATGCACCCAACATGTGGTGTTTGTCAATGGATAGCGCACAATGGGTAGCCTTGTGATATGGCTACCCGTCCGCAACAGAGGCTGCATCAATGGACATAGCAGATTTCACCGACCAGCTGGCCGAGCTGGTGCAGGAAGCCCTGGATTCCGGCATATCGGCAGCTGAAGTCAAGGCCACGCTTACCGCTAAGGCGCAGGACATCCCTGAAGAGAACGGCGAGGAAAACGAGGAAGGCGGCGAGTAGCTACGCCAACGCCGCAGCCAGTATCGTTTCGCCATTCACGGTCACCGACACCAGTACTCCAGGCGTGGAGGTGATGGCGATGTCCACATGCGCCGGTTCCGGCATAGGCTGAGGCGGAACTGCGTTGACGGCAGATGCCTTCAGCGCATCGAGGAAGTGGCCATGATAACCGGCGATCAGGTTGCCGATCGACACGCCATGCGACCAGGACGGCACTTTCGATCGGTCGCCGTTGATGATCTCGCGGGCATTGTAGGCATCGTCCGCGTTTGCCGAGAAATAGCGGTCGAGCGTCTGCTTTCCTTCGGCATCCGACCGAAACCAGCCTTGATGCATGCCGACAAACATGGTGGCGGCAGCGGTCGGCGGCTCCAGCTGGTTCTCGGCATACCACTCGGATGAGTTGATGCTGGTGGTGTCCAGACCCAGCTTCCGCAGCTCGACGTCAGCCTTGGCGTAATTCTCGCGCCAGGTCAGCTGGACGAAGCCGCGGCCGTAATAGGCTTGCCCTGTTTCCGGATCCACCTCGCCATATTCCAGGCCGGCGCCTTTGCCCAATTCCTCGACCGGCCACATGGCCGACGCCGTCTCGTGCAGCGTGGTGGCCAGCGGATAAGCGAGATGGCGGAGATCCCAGCCGCGCGGCTCCAGGTACTTCTCCCACACAAACAGGATGCCTTCCTGCCCTTCCACCTGCTGCTGGCTCATCGAGCCGCCGAACAGCGATGCGCGGACATGATCGAAATACACAGTTCGATTAAACGGCATGGCCGCCTCCTACCGATTCATGTTTGCGGTACGGGCGCTTGTTGCGGCAGTTCACGGCATGAGTGACCCACCGACAATTACTGGGTTCATAGTTGCCGTTGTTGTCGATGCGGTCGATTTCGAGATCGTGGGGACATTCACCCATATCGGCCAGGAAATTCTCGAACTTCAGCCAGCGTTCGCACACCGCGATACCCCGACCACCCCAGTCGTAATAACGTGGCGATTTCGGATTGGTGCATCGCTGGACCATCGACGCCCATGATTTGTAAGTTCGAGAATATGACATGCCGTGCGTTCGATTGCGGAAACGCTCACGATGAAGGCAGCCGCAGGATTGGGTCAGGCCTTTGCGAAGACTGAAGCTCTCGATTATTTTTGCATTGCCGCAATCACATACGCACAGCCACAATCGGCCACCTTGCCACTCGACTGCGGTCAACCTCCCGAATCTCTGACCTTCCAGGTCGATCAACTCAAACGGCATTGCACCCTCCTATTGCGGGTTTTCAAGCCCTTCCAGCATCCGTTCGGCCGAGCGCAACCTCTGCTCGGCGTGCCATCTCGCATGCCAATAGTGTTCGGGCAGTCTAGCATGTTCGCGCCATGCCTCGGCGATCATCCGCGCCTCGGCCGCGCGCGCTTCAGCCACCTCGCCGCGCAGCCGATCGACATGCCGCGCGGCGCCTTTTGCAAGGATGGCGGTCAAAGCGCCCATGTCACCCGTCCTGCATGGCTTCCAGCCTGGCGATCGCCATACCCAGCGCGCCGGCCCGCTGCTTGTGCTCGACGTCGAGCCGGGCGAGGTCGTCCTTCACCCGGTTGACCAGGTCGGCGCGGTGGCGCAGATGCGCCAGTTCCGCCTCGACCAGATCGGCGCGCAGCTGGCGCAGCATGCTTTCGCCCAGCCGGAAATAGCGCTCCGGATCCGGCCTGTCGGCCGCCACCGGCCCGTTGATGTTCTCGTGCTTCATGCGCAGCGCTTCGTTCATGTCCGTTCCTCCTTTGTCAAAAACTCATTGACAGCTGCTCATATGGCGGCGGCAGCGGCCGAACTTCCTTCTCCTTGAGGTTGCTCAATCGAGCACCTTCCTGCTCGTCGAGCCAAGCGGCGAACGGTTTGTTGCTTTTTGTTCCGTTGCACGACGCACAGAACAGCCGCAGATTTCTGGCGTGGAGTCTGGCCCAGTCATTTTGGCCACGCGGCGGTTCGATGTGTTCGATGTGGATATCGCGCTCGTTCAAGAAACTATGGCCACAGCTTAGGCATAGGCCATCGTCCGTCACAGTCGCGCGAAATTGCGGGACAAGCGCACGATAGTTCATCTGTTCCCAGAAGAATTCTGTTGAAACGCCTGCCTTGCGAGCAGCCTTTGTTGCCCGACCGCGGATGATTGCCAGCGGCCGATCAGTATTCCTTTTTTCGTTGCGCGCTTTCTGTTCGCAGTCGCGGCAATCGGGCCGAAAACGAACCGTGCGGACTTTGCTAGTAAAGTCCGGAATTGGACGAAACCGCGAATGGTGCTTCCATATCCCACAAGTCCGGCATTGCCGCTCACAAACACGATGCTCATTCATCGGCGTGCTCCACGCAAAACAGGCGTCGGGGCAGCACGGGCACTTCCCAGCATAATCGACGTATAGACTTCCTCATGTGTGTAGGCGCGCGTACGCGCGCATATGAATCAATAGTGGCTATACGTCGATTAGCGGTAGAAGTGCCCGACATGCCCTGTTTCTGTCCCTTCATTGTTTTTGCTTCATAAATTCAGTTCGTCCTTTGGCGGGGTTTGCGGCTTGAAACGGATGCCCAGATAGCCGCGCACGCCGTTGCGCTTGTGTTGAACGAAGCCGGGACGGCGGTTGATGGCGGACACGAACTGTTTGCGTGTCCCGACACGCTCGCCGGTGTTCTTGCAGAAGATCTGCCACTCGCCGAACAGGTATTGGCGGCTCAGAAATGCCTGCTCGTCATGCGGCGCGAACTCGATCGTTTCCTCGATCCAGCCGCCCAGCACGTCCTCGCTATCGAGATATTCGGCGGTCGCTTCGGTCACGGCCGGCGGCGGCGCCAAGCCGATCGACGCCCAGTAGCGCGCGCCTTCGATCATCCACTGCAGGATGCCCGGCCATTCGAGCCGCAGCAGTTGCTCCAGCCCGAAGATCCGTTCGGTCGGCGGGATCCGCACGATGAACGGGATGATCTGCATGCGCCGCCGCCACGCCTCGTCGACGCCCTTCAGTTCCGGCTTGTGGTTGCCCGACACCATGAGCTTCAGCACCGGCCGGTACTGGAAGAAGTCCTGCCGCATGAAGCGCGCGGAAATCATGTCGCCGCCGGTCAGCGTCTTGATGCGTGTTTCATCCCAGTGGCGGCCTTCGGCGGTCTCGGTTGCCACCACCAGGCGGGCGCCCTGCAGATTGGCCAGTTCGGTCGGATGGCGGTCGCCGTTCGACGCCGAGAAAGCGTCGATCGCGGCGGTCCTGGCGTAATCGCCCATGACGCCGGAAATGGTGTTGACGAAGGTGGTCTTGCCGTTGCCGCCGGGTCCGTAGAGGAAAAACAGGCATTGCTCCTGCGTCGAGCCGGTCAGGCAGTAGCCGGCCACGCGCTGCAGGTAGTCGACCAGCTGGGCATCGCCGTCCGTCACCCTCTCCAGGAACGCGATCCATTGCGGGCAGTCGCCGTCCGGCTTCACCGTGGTCGACTTGGTGAAGTAGTCGCCGGGGATGGCCGGGCGGCTGTAGCTTTCGTGATCCAGCTGGTGCACCTCGCCATCGCAGTTGAGCAGGAAGGCATCGCCGTCCCATTGGTCGACGACGGCGGCGGTGCGCTGGTCGGAGCGGGCAAGCGTGATCACCGCAGCGACGGTGCGGGCCGACTTCAGCCGCTTGCGCTCGCCCACCGGCACGCGCGGCATTTCGGCGTGCTCCAGGCAGATGGCGCGCGCCTCATCGAACACCTTCATGGTTTCGTCGCGCTGCCACACCGCGCCGTCGTAGAGCATCCAGCGGTTCCAGTCGGCGACGTAGCGCATGGAATTGGCGTTGCGCATGGTGAAGTCGCGCGCCAGCCAGTCCTCGCTGTTGTCCTGGCGAAGCGAAATGACCTTTTCCTTCTCTTCGGTCACCGCACCTGCCTCCGCCGTCGCCGGTCGGCGAGGTTTTCATCGCCCACGCCGGTCGGCGTTTCCGACCACCACGGCATCGGCTGCATGGGATATTTCTGGTCGGCATAGCCGCCCTTCGCCCAATAGCGCCGGGATGCCTCGCGCGCTTCAGCCGCGGCCTGGTTGAACCAGGTGGCCTGCGTGACGTCGTCCGGGCGGGTCATCGCCCTAGTCGCAGCTGTTGTAGCGGTGGCCGTGGCAGATCCACTGGCCGCTTTCCTCCAGCATCTGCACCTTGCCGAACGACGTGCCGTAGCCGAGCGGGTGATAGGCGCGGTAAATGCCTTCGATCGCCTCCACGACGGCTTCCTTGTCGGCGGCGGTGATCAGGTAGCTGGTACGCTGGCCGTTGTTGCTGGACTGGATCTGGGCGCGTTCCATTTTGGTCCTCCGTTTATGCGGAAACTATGATTGTGGTTCTGAGCGCTCCCCATGCCTTCAGCTGCTCGATCGCGTCGGCGTAGCTGTCGACCCACGCGGCCAGCCCGCCAGCGGCCCGTACCTCGTCGAGGAACGCGGTTTGTGCTTCGGTAGGCCTCTCTCCCCGGCGCTTCAGTTCCAACGCGTGCAGGCGGCCCTGAGGCGGCCCTGCGAGGATGAAATCGCTGGCGCCCGGCCGAGTCCCCATGCGTTTAAGCCGGGCGCCGGCGCCATCGGGACGCAACTCGCCGTTGGGCGGATGAAACCACACCCAGCCCGGCGACTTGAACCGGCGGATCGTGTCGGCGATGGCGCAATGGACGGGGAATTCCTTCGCCGGCGGTGGCCTGGTCCCGCGCTGGCGTTTCGGATCCTTCAGCAGATCGAGCTGCAGGGCGGTCATGGTGGCCGAACCTCACTGAGAAATATGCTGCGCTCGTCTTCTGACGCCTTCTTCCAGGCGCGGCGCAGGTCGGCTAACGGTGAGGATAGTTTTGCAATGCCAGCTGCAACTGCAGCCGCGTGGATGGAGAGATGCGCGTTGTCTGATTTCGGAAGCAGCGTGCGCTTGCTTAGATCCGGATGGTCGCGCGCGAGGCGCGCAGCGAGATAGCTGGCACTAGTGCCCTGTTTAGGTATTATATTATTATAGCTATGGGACCGACCTCGCCCTATGTCACCACTCTTGGCAAGTGTTCCATTAGCCAGAAGCTTATGCTTGTCTTGATCAGCCCGCTCGTCGAAATCGATACGGTCAACCCGCTGCAATTCCTCGCGTACCGCCTTCAGGGCAATTGCGCCCTGTGCCCGGTCGCTAGCCTCGAGCACACGTTTGAGGAAATGCAGGTTTGGAAGACCCAAACCCTCCCGCGCAGGTTTCAGCAGATAGTCGAGAAACCGATCAAGCTTGACGATGCGCCCATCCGGCTCCAGCGCCCGTTCAGGCCAAAGCGGACCGTCAAAGTCAACCGTCCCTCTGATCATCAATGGCAAATGTTGAGCCAAATGGTGCAGCTGTTCGCCGCCACGATGCACGGCCTGCAGACCGATCGTGTACAGCTGGCCAGCTTTGCGACTGCGATCAGGCGAAGAGGTCAAAGTTCGCCTCCCCGTGATCTTGAATGACCTGGCGAAGCTTTGCCACAAGCCATGCATGGCGTTTGATCAGGACATCTTCCGGCGTGAGCTTGTCCTTCTTCAGAATGCCGACTGCTCTGTTGGCCTGCATATTGATGATGGCATAGGCCTTATCATCGCTATCGCCGTTCATTTTCAGGCGACGCACAATTTGGCGATGAACTGCGTCGTTCAGCGCACTCCAATCCTTCTTTTTCTCTTTCGCTGTTTGATGACTTGATCCGTGAAGGTTGAGATCTTTCGCTGCCTTGATTGCCTGCATTTCCGAAATGACGCCGCGGAGCGACGGTGCCTGCAGGTAAAATGCTTCGGCTAGATGACGCTCGTCGCTTTCCTCGTCGCGGAAGATTATGCCGGACTCACGCGCGTCACTGGTTCCGAACAGGAATTCCGATGTGCCGCCGGTACCACCTCCTTTTTGGGTGGAGTCTTCCTCAGGCATTAACGCGCTGTCGATCATGAGCTCGATCTCGCGCGCAAACTCAAGCAACGTAATGTGAGCGGGAATGATGATGCGGGCGTGCTGTGTATCGTCGAGCCGATCTTCCCAGCGCGCGAAGCGGCCAACGAACTGAGCAAAAAACATTCTGGTCAGATAATCGGTAGCGTAGAGGCCGACACGCAGTCGCTTAATGTCCACACCCTCGGAAATCATCCTGACG